GTGTAGATCTTGCCTGGCCATCTTGTAGGCTTCCGCCTTCACGGTGGTCCAGAGTTTGGCCCTGCCGCGTTTGGTGATCTCGTACTGTTGGTTACGGTCAGACCACACGATCTTCCAACCGTTCAGTACGTGGTAGTGCCCCTTCTTGAAGAGGAAGGCGCGCATGCTGCCGTCGTCGCAGTACACCATCCACAGTTGGACTGTTTTCGGTAGCCAGTACGCGGTGACCGCAGCCGGTGCCGAGTCACTAGCACCTGCGACGTCTAGGTCTGTGACGACCGTAAGATCCGGGCGCGTCACAGGAGACCCTTTCTCGGCGCGGCCTTGTCGGCGGTGTGAACCAGCTTCGGGCCGGTCAGTTTGGCTAGCTTTAGGGCCATGAAGCTACACATCTCGTAGATCCGATCTGCTGCGTGTACTACAGTCAGGTTTTCCCACGAGTCAATGGGTTCCTGGCCCAGACTAGAGCCGGACAGCAGGTGCCAGGTTGACGACTGCGAGCACACTACCTGTAGGTGAGGACTGTCTTCCTTTACGAGTGATGCGGTCACGTAGTCCACTCGCACATACACAGGGTGCGTGTTCCGATAGATCACGCGAGCCTGTACACCTTTGCGTGCTAGGTGCAGGGCTAGTTCTTCCATTGGGGACAGAACTAGAACTGATTCGGTCATGCAGTTTCCCCTTTCTCGGGGTCAGGTCACTAGTGGCGGTGTTGCAGGTACATCCTATCACATTTTGTCAGGTGTGTCAATACCTGGACTTATGTGACACTGAACCGCACGGTAGAACACCGTGCGGAACAGAATCGCATCAGTCGTTGTCGTCCGCCACGTACTTGAACGGATGCAAGGCCCACTCGCCTTCGTCCCACAGACGGTAGCCGTACTCGTCGGCCGGCATGAGTTCGAGTGGCTTTTCAACTGGGGCGTACTCGCGGGCAACGAATTCACCGGTGCGCCAGGTGGTCACCTGTCCCACAACCGGAATCACGTACCACTTGTAGGGACTGATCGCCCGTGCATACGAGGCGCCGTAGTTGAATACCCAGACATCGCCTCCGTCGCGGAAGATTTGATCTCGTTGCACCTCGGTCCATTCGAGGGCATCGGCCACAGTGGCCACACGAGTGTTCAGTTCCTCGTTGGTCATGTTGGTGTAGTCGCGGTATACCCGGCCACAGTTGAAGCACAGTTGGTATTCACGAGTCCATAGGACTTTGGCAGTGTTGTCGTAGGTGGTAGTCACGAGTTCCGTGATGGCACCTTCCTGGTCGAACGAGACGTTGCACGGCGCGAGGGTACATGCACCTGTGCCGTCGGCACCTTCGCCGCATGCGCAGTAGAGAGTCTCGATGTACTCGTCGCACGGTGCAGTATCGGGACCGCTATATATCAGAGCAGTTGTGGTCATGGAAGTAACACTAGCCTTTCTCGGGCTGTTATGGCAGCCGCCTCGTTGACGACTGCCGTGTCGGGCCGTGGGTGGCCCAACAAGACAAGTATACACGTAACTGTCGCATGAATCAAATTCACGAGACAGTGCGAAAACAGTCACTAATCACTGGAAATCCACGAGTGATTAGTGACTGTTTGCTGCGCGAGTGATCAGGCCTGATTTGCCGCCAGGTAGATTACCTCTACAGTGTCATTGCGCTCGTGACCTGACCAGTGCGGACTGGGCAACATCGTGAAGGTGTTGATCCAGTCGAGCCACAGGTTGCTCAGGTCTTCGAGGTCTGCATCGGCCGTCGCCTCGGACGCACCGTACAGGGTGTTGTAGCCGCAGACACGCTCGGCCTGCAGGATTTCTGCCGCCTGCCGAAACGCCTCGTAGGTGAGATTCTTCGGCGGCTGCGAGTCGGTGATGACTTTCAGGTCGCCGGCCAGCTGCTGAGCTGTACGGATGAAGCTACCGTCTACTGACATGTTGCTAACCCTTTCTCGGGGTTCTAGTAATTACACTGGACTGACTAGTCCCTGAAGCCTGCGGGTCACGAGTTCCCTCACAGGCAACAGGCATGAGTCAGACGCTAGATGTACTCGGGGTGGTATTCGCAGCAGTCGCTGCACAGGCTCCGGAACACTCCCCAGCTCGCCAGGTTCGCGTCCACATCGTGTGTGTCCAGTTCGATGCCGCAGTCGACACACAGGAAGACCACTAACCTCTTCACGAGTTAGACCCCTTCCTGCTTGTTGTGCCACAGGTGTGCCCACGGCCAGTTGCCGTAGTACAGTCCGTCACTGACGGCACCGGCGAGCATCTTGACTACGTCGCTGTACGAGAGCGTAGCCGCCTCGGCGTCACGCATGACTCGCGCGACCTCGGCCTGGCACGTTCCGTTGGGCGCATACTGCATCAACATGCCTAGCAACTGTCGTCCGACCTCGCGCTCTTCGTGGGGCGTCAGCTGTGCCTGCAAGGGCAGGCCAGGTGGAATGGTCATGAGTTATACCTCTCGGGTTTGTATCTGGATGTTGGTCAGGCCGCGTACGACCAAGTGTTGCTTCATACTGTCGGCCTGCTGAAAGTCTTCAGCCTGGAAGAACTGCCAGTATTCGCCTAGCTCCGGATCAGGCTTTCTAGCCTTACCGAAGACTGTGAACTGCGGTAGCACCTCTTCGTGCGTACACAGTTGGCACATACGTGTCCACAGTATGTCTGCTGGGTCTAGCGACTCGCCGACCTGCAAGTGCCCGCGCGCTTGATTCATCTTGTGATACAGGGTATCTCGATGCGGCAGGCGCTCGTTGCAGAAGTAACACTCGCACGGGCCGGAGCTCTTCTTAAACACGAGTTCCACCCCCTTTCTCGGGGTAGTGATTAGTGGACTGGATAGTCCCTGAAGCCCACCGGAACCCGGTAGGCAACAGGCATCACCCAGTTACAGGTCCTTGTTGGACAGCCAGGTGTTGCATGCCCTGCATAGCCGCGGGAAGTTCAGGCCCTTGTCGTTGACGAACAGGCCAGTGTGCTCGCAGTCGGAATCACTGATCAGGTCACGATTGTGGTCGTGGACTTGCTCGGCCCAGGTGCGCGACGCTGACACGTTCGTCGAGGGGTGACGCACCCACAGACGCTCCGAGTTCATCAGACTGCGTGTACCGTCTGCGTGTATCACGTCGAACCAGCCACCGGCAGATACGTGACTGGTGTCGACGAAACCTACCCGCAGGTCGTAGTCGAACACGGCGAGTCCGTCTTCTACCATGATGCCGTCTATCGTGCGGCCAAGATCTTTGTTCACTGTGCCCCTCCTCAGGGAGTATACTTGTGTTGGACTGGATAGTCCCTGAAGCCCACCGGGATCACCGGTAGGCAACAGGCATCACCCAGATCAGACGTCTGCTGACCCCTCGACTGGGATCAGGTCTTGCCACGAACAAGGGCACTCCACTGGGTAGACCGACAAGATCTCGTCACTGAGGTGAGCCAGTGCCGGTCGCACTGAACGCACGTAGTCGGGGTCTGCGTCGATGAAGTGCAGGCTCCGTGTGAACAGGTTCTTCGTCAGGTAGCGTGACTTCGGGTGATTCTTGCAGGTCAGAGTAATCATGAGGCCCATCCAGTCTTGTTGCCTGCGGCGAATGAGTCGGCGACTCGGATGCCGTCTTTCTTGGTCGTTGCGACGTAAACCGGCAGTTCTTGATCTGCCAGGTACACAGGCCACAGCACTGGCTTGACGGGCAGGCGCTTGACCTGTGCGTAGCCGGCGTCGTGGACTGTAATTAACTTCTCGGGTGAAAACATCATGAGTTTCACGCCCCCTGGAGGGTAGACTGGAACCCGAACACGGACAGTGCCTCGGCCAGGCCGAAGACTGGGTATAGCGGCCACGGCCCTGTGTCTAACTGAGGGTCGGGAATATCTTCTTCCAGCTCGTATTCCCAGGCACTCTTTTCGGCCTCTTCGGGGATATGATTCTCGTCGTTGTCGAGGCCGAGAATGTTCTCGCACAACGAACAGGTGACACGGCTCACGATCGTGATGATGACTGTACCGGTGGGGATCGGGTTCTCCCAGTTGGGATCGCAGGCGGGTGCCCACTCGCTAATATCTGCCTGCGGATCGTGCGCCGCATGGACGATGGCTAGACTTGACATGTACTGTACCCTTTCGCGGGGATTTAGTGGTTTTGGACTGAATAGTCCCTGAAGCCTGCGGTGTGGGCCGCAGGCAACAGGCGCCGTTCAGTGTTACGGGCTAGTCGGTGAAACTGGCTCTTCGACTAGGACCTGGCCGATTCCGGTGCCGAGGCGGGGTTCAGTTGTGCCCTGCTCGTCGAAACGGCAGGATTCGCACACGTAAGTCCATCTGCCGCCGTATGATCTGATGTCGTACTGTGCGCGGGCATCTAGACAGATCTGGCATCGCGGCCGCAGGCGGACGACTGCGGTGGTGACTGGCGCCTCCGGAATGATGCCCAGTGTGCTAGCCAGGTTGGCCGTGGTGAAATGACTGATGTGCATGGTAGTGCAGGCCCTTTCTCGGGGTGTGTCCCAGCCAACACCACTTGTGTGATGACTGCCACATTGGGACGGACGTCCCAACAAGAACTATCTTACACTAAACTGCGCGGATTTCCAAATCGTAGGATGAGTGTATTTCTGGGTGAATTAGGTGGTTATCTGTTCGACCAGCAGACATGTAGCTAGACTGGATACGAGTACAGGGATTGGATTTGCTGGTGGGGTGAAGGGCGGACCCATGCCCACGGACGCGCCGGACGAGTAAAACGATTCTAGGGGCCCTGGCGGGCCGGGGAATGGCACCGTGATCGGCACCGACAACCAGGGATGACCACTAACCATTGTCGCAGTCATTTGATGACTGGACGAACACTGTTTTCAAGAGCGCCTATTCTTGGTCGTAGGGATTTTTCGGTAGTTGTTTGATGTAACGGGGAGCAGGTGTGTGCAGGTGTTTTGGGCGTGAGTGATATCTGAGGCGTTGGTAGATAGGAGTAGTACTGGTCTTGTGGGAGGGGCAGAAGCCATTTCGACTGTCCGACGACTGTCAACTAGTGTTTCACACAGTGTACACGCCTGTATTGCGTCACAGGACGTGCCTGGCGCCAGACAGGCACATTTCACGAGCTCCAGTCTAGTTTTCTGGTCTGCCGATAGGTGTCACTATCGGTCACGGTCTATAAAGACGTGTGTAATTTCACGACTGAACACGACAGCTAGCCTGCGTGATCCACGAGTGATATAACACCACGAGTTGTCGCACGAGTCACGAGTTGAGTGCGAGTCACGAGTTGAGTGCCAGTCACGAGTCCCCACGAGTGATATTCTCTCACGAGTCCACGAGTGATATACTCTCACGAGTTGCCAGAGACTGGTATTTCACGAGTCACGAGTTACTTTCTCGTTCACGAGTCACGAGTCACTCTCGAGTCACGAGTTGGCACGAGTGTCACGAGTTCACGAGTTGGGGACGACTTCTATCTACTGGCCCGCCGGCCGCCCTACCGGGCCGCCGGGCCTACCGGGCCGCCATAGGGCCGCACCCCTACCGGGGTCGGCAGGGTCGGCCTACCGGGACGCGACAGGCACGGCGCCTAACGGCACATCGTTACGCAGCTGTGATACGGCAGGCGCGCCCCGGTTTGCCTACCGGGGCGCAATAGGCTATTGTTTGACATGTAGGGCGCAGGGAGCGGCCTACAGGAGAGGACACCATGTCAAGCAACACACCGAAGCCCCAGGCGCCTAAGGCACCGAAGGCTACGGACGCCCCGAAGGCACCCGAAGGCACCGACGCCCCGAAGGCAACGGCACCCGAAGGCACCGACGCCCCGCAGGCACCCGAAGGCACCGACGCCCCGCAGGCACCCGAAGGCACCGACGCCCCGAAGGCTACCGAAGGCACATCGTCCGTTGAGGTCGAAGCCATCACCACTGAGAAGGTCTACCGCGAGACGTGGCACGCGGAAGCCTCTCAGGTGGCCGATCACTACCGCAACAGCGTAGTGAGCAAGGACGCCGCAACGGCCTACGCTAACGCTGAACTGCGCGCAGCGGTCACGCGTGGCACTGAGGCTATGGGCAAGGGGGACACCGACGCCGCACTCGCGGCAATGTCCGACTCGCAGGTGTGGGCCAACGTAGTCGCGGAAGTGTCCACTGCTACGCGGAAGCCTAAGGCTAAGGAAGTTAGCGTGACTGACGTGGCCAGTGCTATCGCACTCCGCGTAGTCGCGATGCGTAACGCTACCTACGCGCTAGCGCGTGGCCACATCCTACCGGCGGAGATCGAAGCCGATAAGGCGGAAGCCTACCGGGTCGCACTACAGGGGGCCCTACGCACTGCCGTGCGCGCCATCGATGCGGACACCGAAGCAGCGGCGCAGGCGCGAGCCTACGCGGGGCGGAAGGCTATCGGGGGCCAGTCAACGGACCTTAACCCACACTTCCGTCAGATTGCCGACCGCACGCCTATCGGCACTGTGCTCACGTTCTCACAGTTGGCTAAGGCTAACACTACGGTGTGGCCGGGGGGTATCCCCAACGGTAGTGGTCGCATAGGGGCGCGTTTCATCAATCCGAAGAACGGGAAGGCGTGGCCCACCGGTAGTGAGTCAATCCCTGACGGTTGGGTGTTGCACAGCACACCCGCGTTGAAAGGTGCCGCTAGGCGCGTTGAGTTCAACGCACCGAAGGCTACCGAAGGCACCGAAGGGGCGCAGGCTTCCGAGCCTACCGAAGGGGCGCAGGCATGACAGTCATGGTTGCCACGGTAGTGATCGGCCTAGTGATCGCGCTAGGTTTGATTCACGGCGAGACGCTAGGCAAGTAAGCCCTACCGGTAGGGGCGCAGGGATGCGCCCCTACCGGGGGTGACCAGAATCACACTACCGGGCCGGTAGGTTGCCAGAAAATCCGAGGCGCCTACCGGCCCGGCGGCTAACACTTTGGCCCCGCTACACAGAAAATTCTGGAGAAGTCTTTCTGACACACTCTTTAATTCTCAAGTTTCAACTAGATCCAGTCTGAAGCGCCTGTGTTCTACCAGGGGTCAGGTCTGGTTAGTATTATAAGACTTAGAATACTGGAAACAACGCTACAGTTCTGGGTTATTTAGCTATTGGGTTCAGTCTATAGTGTGCGACCATCCTAGGGAGTGCGACCTGCGACCAGGGAGCCCCCCCTACGGGGTAGGGCGGGGGGTCGCACCCTCCGGGCCATTTTGGTCGCACCGGTCGCATGGTCGCACAGCATAGACCCCAGGCGTACCATCTATGGTGTGCGACCTGCACCGTCTATGGTGTGCGACCATCGTGGTCGCACGGTCGCACAGCATAGACCCTACGCCTAGCGTATATAAGTTGTGTAAACTCACGAAACTGGCAGTGGAGGCATCTCAGCAGGCGGCGCCTCGCCCTTGATGTAGTGTTCAGTCACCCTCTTGCCTGGTGGAACTCGAACTTCTAATCTGCCGTCCAGTACCAGTTTCTTAATTAGATCTTTCACGGCGTCTGAGTTCCCCTTGATCTCATCAAGAACTGCGCGCTGAGAGCAGCCCTTGTTGGCCGCGACGAACGCTAAGAGTTGTGACTCGTGTGCCGCCGTAAGGTTCATCTGGCCCGAGTTGCCGCGGCCATGACGCGCTCGTGTGCCGGAACCTGCGTACAGAGCCTGCGATCCCTGGTCGAACTCCAGCTCGTACTCATCACAGCCTGAACGACGGCCTGTTGCCTTAAAGAATCGCTTTCCGGTGCTATCTTGACTCAGTATCCACCGATTGTCTGGCCAGTCTTCGATCTTAGCGGAACCACGTACCTGCTCAGGTGTATCCTGGCCTTGAGTGACTTTGCCGGTGTGTACGGGCAAGAATACTTCTTTTACACCCGACTGAGCCTTGATATAGTCCAGTCTCATGAACCAGTTACGGGTCTCTGCGGCGGAATTCTCATCACCCTGGAACGCATTACTGAATGGGTCGAGTATCCAAATCTCTATCTCCTGGGCTTTAAGCTCGGCGATGATCCAGTCCATCACTGGATCAGGCTCTTCGCCTAACGGCAAGAGCGACATGCGAAATGGCACGCCTCGTAGCGGCAGATGCCAGATCTTATGCAGATTCTGGATATTCATGTCCTGAAAGTTGCGCCGAGTAGTGATTTCTGTTAACTCATAGTTGAAGAACGCTACGCGGCCGGCTATACTCTGGACATCGTGCTTATCAAAGAGTGGCACGCCGTCAGCTAGAGATTTAATCAAGTTCATCATGACTGTGGTCTTACCGGTCTTGGCTGGTGCAATGACTGTGGTGTTAGTTCCTACTGGGTGAATACCAGAAATGACGTACTCAGTCTTGGGTAGCGGCGTGACTAGCTCGTCAGCCAGTGATCTAAAACTTTCAGGTGGCGAGAACTCGTCTGAGTTGCGTTTGGAGTTATAGCGCCGCCTGGCTATGTCGTTGGCCGCGATACGGCGTTCTTGTATCCAGATCTCGGCTTCACCAGGTACAGTCGGATCAACTGGGTCTGGTTGAGAAATAGCAGGTGGCATCTGTGTGCCCGGTAACTGGGTAATGCTCGCCAAAGGTGGCGGGAGTATAGCCGTTCCAGCTGGACCAGGTATTCCCGGGTGTTGCACTAGGGAATTAGGTGTTCCGACATGTTGCTGCGGGGCCACAGATGCAGTCTTGGTCGCGGCGGCTAGTTTTTCGAGCTCTTCTCGGGCTTTGAGGTCGTCCCAACTCACGCCACGTATCTCAAGGGCCAGTCTGCGCATGATCTGCGTAAAGTCCGAAGTGTGAGTGTCCAGTCCCCATATCAGACCCGCGAGTTTCTTAACGTCCCAGCCTTCCTGGCAAGGGCCGCAGTTCATAACGTTCTTGTCCAGGTTCACCCAACAGTCCGGTCGCTTGTCAGGATGATCAGGTTTTGGACACTGAACCATGATACTTTCAGTCTGTCCAGGTCGATAAGGCTTAATGTAGCCAGATGGGTATAGATACCTGTAAGCCTCAAGAATACCGATAGACTCGACTTCTCGTGTCACAGTCTCGTCGGCATCTGTTATTTGATAGTTGGTTGCATCTTGAGCAGTCGGAGCTAGATCAGTGTACCCTGCCCACGGAACTGAGCTATCAAGACTAAAGCCAGTCTTGTGACCGTTCTGACCATTACTAGAGCCGTTGCCGTTCTGGGATGCTTCGGCGGCATATTTTTGTGCAGCCTCTTTTAGTTTAGCCTTCCAGGGCCTTTCTTCGTCCATAGCCATGCTCACCGGTCAACCTGCCAGTTGAGGCCAAAGATGCACCCGCCTACAGATTTTCGTACTGGAGATCTAGGTGGGGGTGCAGAAGGCAGCATTGACTCAGACATTGACGGGTGCTCGATTCAGGCGGGGTTTGGGGGTGGTTAGTTGTATTTCTCGAAGTCAGGGTTTGCTCGCCAGGCTTTGTACTCTCTTAGTTCTTCGTGAACTTGAACAACCTCAGGACAGTCGTCCTCGCAGAGATGTCCGAGGACTGCTAGGTTGGCTTTCATGTTCACATACTTAATCATCAAATCAAGATATATTTCTGGATTGGTGTCTTTAAGAGCTTCGATTTGCCCTTTGAGGTCTTGCGCGACAACCTCGGCGTGGCGGTAGTGAAGAAATGCTGAGTAGTGTTCCCAAGGCATGTGTGGCTCTTTTTGGTGATCTTTCCATACCATTCTTACATCTCCAGGTTAATCTTAGTCAGTAAGGCTAGCGGATCAGTTTCAGTTAATTCTCCAAAAGGTCTAGAGGTATCAACGAAGAACGTTGGATCTTGACTTTTCAGATTTACGCCGAGTGGTAGTCTCATCAGGTTACCAAAACCCCCGTCTTGAATTTTGTCCTGTTTGGGAAAGACCTCGATCGTAAAGAGCTGTAGTTCTTCGTATTTACTAGGATCAGCCCACTTGTAAAACAGCTCACCACGTACTGGTTTGACTGGAAGCGAGTCCAGTACTATCTTGCAACCAGCTCTGACCGTTGTGGCGTCCATGCGCCCAGTGAAGCCGTATACATGTATACCTTTCGCGCCCGTATAGGCCACAGCAGAAGGCATACCTATCTTATCTATCTCGCGTTGTATGATATGCGCAATAGTTCTCATCGCGGCTTTGATGTAAGGTCTTGCCGGGTGAGCCCGGTCCAGCCAGGCTTCTCTTGGGTTACAGTCTGTGAAAGACCGATACCAAGCATCGGCGTAGTAATCTTCAGTTTCTTGGTTCCCCGGCCCTGCTGGCATAGGCAATCTCATGGTGGGCAGCCGGCCGGTCTGATCTAAGTCAATGTCGAAGGCAAATAATTTACATGAGGAGTCTGTGTCCAAGAGATAGTGCCCGTAGGTTCTGCGGCCAGAGATATGCGCCTCGATGGCCTCAGCATCCCAAGGTATGTACCTCGGTGGGTTGTCGTTCTTGTTGTAGACTTCTGGGTAGTACCCGGTGCCGTTCTTCATCTGAACCGCCCGAACATCTGGGCGGGCTATGAACAGTTTAGCGTATAGCTCTACTAGTGATAGACCAGCGGGTTCAGAAGTTGACACGAAGAATATTCTCCTGGGAATCTGTGGCGAGATGAGTCCAGTTGGGCATATAATCCCGGTGTGTTCATACTAGCACAGAATACCGAGTCTTGTCAAGGGTCCGATAACACACCCAGGCCCCGATAGGTTGCGGTCTGATTATAGGCCGGGTTATGGTGACACTGTGTTAACCCGAGAGGCAACCCAGGTATGGTTCAGAAATCCTGGGTACTGCATGGAACAGCTCGCAAACTGCCAGGCGTACCTGACTAGCTGGGACGCCGGCTTCTTGGCGACTCGGCGCAAGATGAAACCGGTGCAGCTGTACTGTGACCTGTACTTTGGTCTGAACGCACCCTGGGAGACTCTGATCATAGATGACTACCATGCGACTCACTATAAAGCTAGAACCCGCGACCCAGTCGGGGTTTATCCAGTCTGGAGCGCCAGATCTCAAGGCTGGAAGAGTCTGATCGACCTGATCAAGAACCCCTGGGGGAATTCAAAGCGAGTCATCAGCGAACTTCTCGAGACATCCGAAAGACCTGTGCGCGATCAGAAGCACATGGTGATAATCAGTAATTTACCCTCGGCTACGAATCATTCTGGCTTCTATGAGGACCTGCAGGAGGTCCAGAAGCAGTATCCAGAGGTAGTATTATTCTTACACGGCAGCTATAGCTTCAGATACATGTTCGGTCTGAACTTAAAAGCTGTAGACTTCGAGCCGCGCACTCCAGCTGCGTCTGGGAGTATACACCTGCCCTCTGGGGGAAAGATTTATCCTGCACAGGCTGGATCGCGCACCTTCTGGTTAGACCTGCTTGGGTATACTAAGTCCGAGTTGAGTAAGTATCCGGCCCGACGCTGTGAGTACAATATCAGGTCAGCAGTGTGGGCAGGAAGATACTACAAGAGCCTGATTAAGTTTAACCCAAGTGGTCAGATCAAGAATCCGGCTCTAGAAGATTATATAAAGAAAAATCACTTAGTATTTACTGAACGGGTTGTGCCGAAACCCGGAGACAAGGTAGTCTGTGATGATTGCAGTCTGTGGCTCAGCTGTAAATACTTCCGAGAGGGTGCGGTCTGCGTGGTAGAAGACTCCGAGTACAAGCAACTAGCAGATCTGTTTGGCTCACGTGACTCAGGCAACATTATCAAGGGACTGAGCAATCTGATAGGTCTGAATGTACAACGCGCCGAGTTGGCTGCCGAAGCCGAGAAGCACACTCGACTAAGCCCGGAGCTGACCAAGCTCATGTCTGACGTGTTCAAGCAGGGCATAGAGTTGCTCAAGATAGTGGACCCACAGTACCGCGCTAGTCCTGGGCGCGTGAATATCTCAGTCAACGGTTCAGGTGCGCGCGCCGAGATCACAGGCAATGATGCTAGCCGTCAGCTCGCCAGTAACGCTATTCTGGCTTTGGAGCAGCGCGGCATACCGCGTGACAAGATCACAGAAGATATGCTCAGAGAGTTTCTCATGGAGCAGATGGGCAAGGGTCCCATTCAGATCGAGGGTCAGGTCGCGCCGTGAGTAACCTGTCCCCCTGGGAAGAAAGTCTCTGGTTACTCAGGCATCCCCAGTTCAAGGAGCGGCCTGCAACAATCCGTGAGTTCCTTGGTCCAGGTTACCTGAACATCATCCAGAAGATTCGGCCTGGAATTATTTCGGCTCTGGAGCGTATCTTCGGAGACGATGTGTCTGGCAGCCGAATCTCCCTGGTAGAACGTGCCATGATTACAGGCGCCATCGGCATCGGCAAGACCACGTTTGCCAGTATCGCTCTGCCCTACATGGTACACTGGGTACTGTGTCTCAAAGATCCACAAGACTACTACGGACTCTTGCCGGGGTCTCGCATAGCCTTTATGATGATGAGCACATCCGAAGAACAAGCTAGACAGGTGATTTTTGGAGATGTCAAAGCGCGTATCGACGGCTCAGAGTGGTTCCGCAACCAGGCCCCGTACGATCCTAAGTTCACCAAGAGTATTCGTTTCCCGAATGACGTCTGGATATTACCTGGCGATAGCGCCGAGACGACGTTTGAAGGATACAACATTCTTGCGGGAATCTTGGACGAGGCAGACTCGCATAAGCTTACCAAAGAGAGGGACTACGCTGAACTTGGCTATAACACGATTGAGGGCCGAATCCAGTCACGATTCGTGGACAATACTGACCCTGGTCGTGAAGGTCATAAAGGTCTTCTAATCGTCATTGGCCAGATGAAAAAAGCTAATGGCTTCGCGCATACCAAGTACAACGAGATGCTCGATGATCCTCATGCAGTAGTGGTGCGCATGACGATCTGGGAATCTTTTGGGTGGGACAAGTACACTAATCCAGATGGCACGCGAAACTCATTCTGGTTTGACATACGTCGCATTGAGATACTACCAGATCACGTAGGACGTGACTTCAAAGACAAGGAGCAGGTACTTGAAATCCCAAGGGCTTTCGTTCACCAGTTCAAGACGCATCCGTACAAGGCTCTTAAGGATCTGGCTGGCATACCGCCGAATTCGGAAGATCCCTTCATTACGCTCCAGTACACAATCGACGACGCCGAGTACAGATGGCTCGAAAACAACGGCCCTGACGTCCCAGTCGACGATAACTGTACACACCCACAGATTGCGGCGTGGGTTGGGACGGAAAACCATACAGACTCACGTAAAAGGGTTGGACACCTCGATATCGCCTACTCCCCCGAAGGCGACAGCGCTGGACTGGCCTTCGGCCACGTACGAGAACTAGTCGAGACTGAAGATGGTGAGATTCGACCTTACATTGTGATAGATCTGATGATCCGAGTCCGCGCTCCTATGGGTGGCGAGATCATGCTGGGCGATCTGCGGTCTTATGTGTACCTGCTCAAGTCGCGTGGTATGCGCATAGACAAGATTACGATGGACGGATTCCAGAGCGTTGACACTCGCCAGCAGTTCGTTAAGCGCAGGATTCGAGTAGCTGACCTCAGCATGGACAAGACCAAACTCGGCTACGAAGACCTGCGTGAAGCTTTATACGAGGGTCGCATCGAGTTTCCGCCTTACTATACTTATCTGTTTCCGGGCAGTACTGAGCGTGTGAATATTTTACCACGCGAGCTGCTCGGACTGACCGATGTTGGGCCAAAAATTGACCATGCCAAAGGCGGCTCTAAAGACGTCGCTGATTGTGTGGCCGGGGTTGTCTGCACGCTCATGGGTGACAACACGTACCGTAAGGGTCTATCCTCTCAGGGTACACACAGTCTGACCGATGAGAGTAAGCCGGGTAAGACTGCACAAGAAGCAATGGACGAGTTGTTTGCGCAGTTTGATCGCAAGTCAGGCCCCACTGGTGGTCAGTTCGGTGACGTGATTAGTCCCCTCGCCGGTCAGATGCCCACCTCTGGAGCTGGTGCTCCTAAGATCATCGTGCCAGACAGATTGCGTACCCAACGCGAGAGGTGAGCATGTTACTGGACAGCAAAGGGCAGCCCGTTAGCTCGACAAAGTCTTATAAGAAGGACCCTGCCCCAAAGACAGGTGAAGTCTTCGCAACCTGGGGAGATAACAGCACCCCTCTGGCAAGGCTACCGATGGGCGGAATTGTCCAGTTCAACTTGGATAACTTGCGCGTTGCAGACTTCCGCAACATGCGAACTCACTATCAGGTGAACTCATCTCTGGCGGTGCTGGCTTTCATGCAGCACCAGTCTGACTGGCACGTAGAATGTGATGACCAGAAAGTTGCAGATGAATGTGAGTACCAGCTCCGAGCAATCTGGACCCAACTCAATCGTGGCATGGCAACCGCCAACTGGGCCGGGTACTCTCCCAACATTCTCCAATATGAGAATAGCGCTGATCGAGGTAAGACAGAGCTTTCAAAGATTAAAGACCTCGTTCCAGAATCTGCAGCTGTACATTGGAAAGAAGTCGACGCCTGGCGACCAGTTGGAGCTACCCCGCACAGTACCGCCAAGGTCAAGATATACGATGGCATCAAGCAACTCGGTGCGCCTTGGCCGACGCCAGTTGACAACACTTTCTGGTATCCGCTCCTCATGGAGAATGGGAACTACGAAGGAACTCAGCTACTTAAGGCGGCGTTCACATCGTGGTACTTCTCGATCTTAATTCACCTGTTCGCAAACAGGTACTATGAGCGCTTTGGCGAGCCCATCGTAAAGGGCCGCGCGCCATTTGAGGAGAATATCCGACTCCCAGGTAGCTCAGAATCTGTGCCTGGTGTAAACTACATGCTCAGTCTGATTCAGGACCTGCGCAACAGGTCTGTAGTGGTGCTTCCTGATTCACGTACTGAAAATTCCAAGGGTCAGAGTAGTTACGACTATGACCTAGAATACCTTGAGTCGCAGATGCGTGGTGCTGACTGGGAAAGGTATCTGACACGTCTCGATGAAGAGATTAGTATTGGAATGTTTACTCCTATTCTTCTGCTACGTACTGCTGATGTTGGCTCTTACAACCTGGGTGTAGGGCACATGCAGATGTATCTGTGGATGCTGAACGCGATGAACGCAGATCGCGCGCAGTACATAGATAAATACATACTCGCTAAGATCGCCAACTTCACGTTCTCACCCAAGGCTCCGCGACCGCACATCAAGTTCCGCAAGCTGGGTAATCAGAACGCTGACTTGGTTAAGTCTGTGTTGATGTACCTACTGGACAACAAAGCGGTCATGCCTGACGTCAAGGAGGTAGGTGAAATCTCCGGTATGAGTCTTGAGCAGATCAAGAAGACGATTGAAGATACACCAGTAACACCTCCAGCACCAGGAGTGGGCAATCCCGGTCCAGCTGATCCTAACAACCCACCAGGTCAAGACCCGCTTGCTTCGGGCGATCCGAAGGCAACCCAGCAGGATATTACAGCACGGGTTGCCAGGCAGGTAGAGAATCATTTCGCCAACGGAGGAATGAAGCCAGACTCGAACATCGACATGGGTTACCGTCGCAGGCTTGAGAGAATCCTGGGTTCTACCGACAAGGCTGAAAGAGTCTATGCAGCTATGGACGCTTGGATATCTGACTGCAAGACGGTGTTCAAGAACCCTGGAGAGTTTAACTCTGCGTTTAGCAGAGTTCTCGAGGCCGAGATAGCTGATGCACTGAAGTGAAGCCTGAAGAAGCTCGCGAAATAGAACCACTGCGGTGTTTCTGTTTCAAGCGACCCATTCTGGCTATGATAAAGCAAGACGCGACAGGCAAGCCTTTCGTGCATGTCAAGATATACAAACAAGCTCGTGTCTTTGGTGAGATAGTATTCTCGGTGGGAGTGATGCGGATTAAGTGCCGCGATTGTTACAGGTGGCACAAGATAATGATAGCCAACGAGCGCCCAGTTATGCAGGCTGTATCCACTGATGAAGTCATCAGTGTAATCGAAGGAGAGTTAAGTGGTAGCACTCAATCTTAAGGAGAGGCATCCTAGCACTCAGCATCTGTTTGGGCTGTTTAGCTTCGACCATCTTCCTGACGGTATGCAAACCATCTCGAGAACCTGTTCTGACCTGGCATACCAGATGATTCTGCAGCTGCCAGATGGGCCGGAGCTGTCGGTTGGTCTACGAAAGTTGCTTGAGGCGAAGGATTGCTTCGTACGAGCCCTCCTCTAGTGTTCCGGTTGTGCGTGTTGCGCCCTGGCACGTAGGGTGGGCGGCACCAAACACTGTGACGAGGAGAGTAAATGGGAGCGACAGGTACTATAGCACCTGAAGCACATCGCCGAGTCTCATTGTTCTCTGGTGAGAACTTCCTCAGGGTCTTCCAGCCAGTCTTCAAGCACGCTAAGGCTGGTACTGCTCCTGTTCTGAGTGTAACCGGTCTGCCAGTATTTCGCTCTGGCACCTTCCGGGACTCGATGGGCTGGGAGAACACCTGGGAAGACATCCACATGCACCAGATTGTGGCGAACTTCGATGTTCTTAGGAACTCGGGCACCTTTGCGGATGTGCCTGTTCGTGCTGGGCATCCAGAAATTTTCGGCAATCCTCTGAAAGATTTGATTGGGTACTTTACCGGTCTTCGGGCCGCGAGTGCTGTGAACCCAGTAGACGGAGTAACGTATACCTACCTGCTGGCTGATCTGGATATTCTCGATGTGACTGCACAAACCAACATCGAGAATGGGCTGTGGCGTAACCGATCGTCTGAGATCGGCTTCTACAGCGCAAACAACGGAGCCGAGTACTGGCCAGTTATGGCTGGAGTAGCTTACGTAGATATTCCAGCTGTGGAGGGTCTGAACTTCAGTAAGTTCCCAGGTGTCGGAACACAGTTCAGCATCATTTCAGACGACGGAATCAAGGAGGTCGGCCCAGTGGGTGACGACAAGGACAATCAGGGCACGGTAGTTCCGGCCCAGAATCATGGTGCGCCGCCTGTACAGCCCGCACCTGCTCCAGCTCCAACGCTGTTCCAGTTCAACCTCGCCGGTCAGCCGACGACTGACTACGCTGCTGTGCAGACGCACATCACGGAGCTGGAGAAGACGAACGGCGAGCTGGCTACTTTCGCTACAGAGACCAAGAAGGCCGGCCGAGTCGACTTCGTGAAGGGTCTCGTACGCGACAACAAGATCTTGGCTGCTCAAGAGCCCGCTCTCGTGGAACACGCGACC